ATGTAGATACGTCTGCGTCGGGAACATCATCTACTTTGCAAGGTGGGGTGTCGATTACCGGAGCAGATATTGCAAGAGCTACGCTGAATGGTAAAACATTGTACGCTGTTGCAGGAGGATCTTTGAAGTTAAACAATCCTACTTTGACAGCAGATATTGTTCGAGGTACTTTGGAAGTCAATCCAAATACCAACGAATATATTTTGACGGCATATCTGGGTTCTACTACATTTGAAAGCCACGATTTTCCGAGTGGTCTTATTACAGCGTCAGGAACGCTTTCTCAGTTTAGCAGTGATGTTACTGCTGTTACTCAGGATGAAGTGACAGAGTATAAAGGAACGCAGGCTTCATTTAATGCGGGAACATCCAAACTATTCTTTACAGTAAATGTAAGCGAGTATCAAAAATATTCTGTTGCACAAGAGCTGTATGCTTTTGGAGAAGAACTCCTGGAAGAGTGGGCGTGGCCGGTATATGAATTTTCAATCGACACAGCTAATTTCTTATTTCAAAAGGAATTTGAACCGTTCAAAGATGCTTTGGAGTTTGGTAAGAGCATTTATCTTAATATTGGCGATGATGGCGTTATTGAACCCAAACTAATCGGGTTATCGTTGGATTTTGAGAATCCAGAAAACTTGACATTGACATTTTCAAACCGTTTTCAAAAGAAAGACGTTGTTGCAAGTTGGCTGAGTGACATCAATAAAACCAGCACATCAAGTCGGAGTTTTGATGCCAGTAAGTATATTTACAATAAGACAGCAAATAAAACTACGCAAGTCTCGCAATTTATGGAGAATGCGCTGGATGCTGCGGTAAATACGATTATTGGAGCGAGCAATCAGAGTGTAGTAATCAACGGTGCTGGCATTCACATTGGTGGAGATGGGAACTATCAGTTGCGTCTTGTTGACAATATGATCGCAATGACAAACGACAACTGGAAAACTTCTAAACTGGCTATTGGGCGATTTTACTCTGACGCAAATACTGGCTTGAAAGATGATAACGGCAATCCAATTACGATTGGTGAAGTCTGGGGTATTAACACGGAGCTACTGGCGGGCAATCTTATTATTGGTAACAATATGGTACTGGAAAACGCCAATGATGAAGGTGTTATGCAGTTTAAGATTGATGCCACAGGAGCATGGCTTTATAACGCCTCTTATGTTATGCAGCATGATGATGGCGGATTGATGATTTTTGATCCTCGATACGGAATTGTGGCCGGAAGCAAGCTTTTGTTTGATACAAACGGAACCACTGTTACCCCAGAATTTCTTGATGAGTATGGGGATATTCAATTTGATTCCGATGGTATGCCTAAGAATGCAAACTTCTTCCTAGATGCAAGGGATGGAAGTGCATACTTCCGTGGTAAGGTTAGCGCTATTGCGGGCCAAATCGGTGGATTTACCATTGAAGAAACTTTCCTGCATGGAGGTAGCGGCTCTAACTATGTGGCGCTCAACGGCTCTGGAAGTGGAACCAATAGCCTATATGCAATTTGGGCAGGCAATTCCAATCCTACAAATGCTCCGTTCTCTGTAAAAAAGAATGGGGATATCATAGTACGAAATGGTGAATTTAGCGGAACTGTTTCTGGCGCTTCTTTTAAGGATCGTTACGGAAATTCTATGATGAACAGCGCCTATGAATTTACTGCTGACTACCTAAATCTTAATGGTCTAAATGTGGGAAATGGTAATTTCGTGGTGGATTCTTCTGGTAATGTCTCGATCCGTGGAAGCATTACGATGGCCGCTGGATCTTCTATCAACTGGGCATATGTTCAAGAGGTAAACCCCAGCCAAAATTCTGCATATTCTTTGGCAAACAGCGCGATTGATTATGCGGCAGATGCTTATGATAGGGCAGTTGATGCGTATAACAACGCGGATGATGCTTACAGCCTCGCTTGGGAAAACCGTTTGACAGATAAAAATGTATTTGACGTTTTGACAGGCGGAGGAAGCAGATTTGGTATTTTTAGCGATTCGTCAAGCAACCATCTTTATAT